ACAAGACCTTAAGGCAATTCACGGTCTGAATGCTGAGGCAGAATTAGCAAATATTCTCTCTACAGAGATTCTTGCTGAAATCAACCGTGAGGTTATCAGAACCATCTACAAGGTGGCTGAGCAAGGTGCTGTACAGAATACCGCAACTGCTGGTATCTTTGACCTTGACATTGATTCCAACGGTCGTTGGTCAGTTGAGAAGTTCAAAGGACTTCTGTTCCAAATTGAGCGTGATGCTAATGCAATCGCACAAAGAACTCGTCGTGGAAAAGGCAACATCGTAATGTGTTCTGCTGACGTTGCTTCAGCACTCACAATGGCAGGTGTTCTTGATTATACCCCTGCTCTTAACTCCAACCTCAACGTTGATGACACTGGCAGTACTTTTGCTGGTACTCTGATGGGTAAATTCAAAGTTTATATTGACCCATATTCTGCTAACCTAACTTCGAGTAACACAACTCCAGGTAATCAGTATTATGTGGTTGGTTATAAGGGTTCTTCCCCTTATGATGCTGGATTATTCTATTGCCCTTATGTTCCTCTTCAAATGGTTCGTGCCGTTGGTGAGAACAACTTCCAACCAAAAATTGGCTTCAAGACCCGTTATGGTCTAGTTGCTAACCCATTCGCAGAAGGAACTGATCAGGGTCTCGGAAGACTTCAGGTAAATGCAAACCGTTACTACAGACGTGTTGCTGTTAAGAACTTAATGTGAGTCTTCTCACAACTTTTATTGAGAGGGTCTTTCGAGACCCTCTTTTTTTTATCTAAATATTTAAAAAAAATGGCATCTATCACATCAGGTCAAATTGAAAATCGTAATTTTCTTTCACCAAGTGGATTTAAATTTTCATTAAAAAGAAGTCCCAAAGTTGCATTTTTTTGTAATCAAGCAAATATACCAGACTTAACTCTTGGAATTGCAGTTCAACCAACATATCTAAAAGATATTGATACTCCAGGAGATAAAATTGTTTTTGGAGATTTAAATCTGCGTTTTATGGTTGATGAAAATCTTGAAAATTATATGGAGATTCAAAATTGGATTCGTGGTTTAGGATATCCAGAAAGTTTGCAAGAGATTTATGACTTACAAAATAATGGACTTACGAATCCAAAATATGCCCAAAAATCGATGGACATATATTCTGATGGAACACTTCAGGTATTAAGTAGCAATTTTGTTCCAAATTTTCAGATTAAATTTAGTGATTTATTTCCATATTCATTGACAACATTAGCATTTACTGCTACCGATTCGGACATTCAGTACTTTACAGCAGAGGTGGGTTTCAAGTATACTATCTACAATATAACAGATTTAAGTGGAACTCCATTATGAGTATTGATCTTGAAAAAATTCAAGAGATGTGGGAAAAAGACGCAAAAATAGATCCAGATAATCTTCATACAGAATCTTTAAATATACCAGTCCTTCACGCAAAATATTTTGATCTTTATAATACAATCGTTCTTTTAAGAAAAAAAGCAGAGCAACAAAAGAAAAACATTCATCACGAAAGATATGAATACTTCTCTGGAAAGGCAGACCCAGAGATTTATGTAGAGAATCCATTTCCAAAGAAAATTCGAGATAAAGAAACTATGCAAAAATATCTTGATGCAGATGATAAACTTTCATCCATTAATATGAAAATTTGTTATTATGATACGATGTTATATTATCTTGAAAGCATACTTAAAGTTATTCAAAATCGCACATATCAAATTAAGAACTCAATTGAATTTCTGCGATTTAATGCTGGTTTTGGATAATGGATGACGATATTTATAAAATAGAGATGAATATTGAGGCTGTGAGAATTGTATATAAAGCATTATCTATTTCTGCTGAAAAGTGGCCTGGTGGAAATCCACAAGAACAAGTAGATATAATCGGAGTTCGAGATTATTTTTATAGAATGATTTTAGAATATCAATTTGAAAATCTGCAATAAATACTCATAGATATATGAATCTTTGTGACAGATACTACAGAAAATCTTATCATATCTAAGTCTAACGAAGTATTTTTAAAAATAAAAACAGAACCTCATATTGAATATGAACTGAGAGATCATTTTAAATTTGAAGTTCCTGGTGCAAAATTTATGCCTCAGTATCGAGGAAGAAATTGGAATGGGGAAATACACTTATTTGATATTAGAAATAAGCAAATATATGTGGGTCTTTTAGATAAAGTTATAAATTTTTGCGAACAATTTAATTACACATATAAGTTTGAAGATAATAAATTTTATGGTCAACCTTTTGAAACAAATGAAGGAATATCATTAGAGGGTGTAAAGGATTATATGAGTTCTATTTGCTCTCATACTCCTCGTGATTATCAGGTGAATGGAGTATACGATGCACTAAAATATAATCGAAAACTGCTGATATCACCCACTGCCTCAGGAAAATCTCTGATGATTTATTCAATCGTAAGATACTATGTAAATAAAGGGCAAAAAATTCTTTTAGTTGTTCCAACGACATCTCTTGTAGAGCAGATGTATAAGGACTTTGAGGATTATGGTTGGGATTCTGAGTCATATTGTCACAAGATTTATTCTGGTAAAGAAAAAACAAATGAACATCCAGTCACAATTACGACCTGGCAGTCTATTTATAAATTAGAGAGGTCTTTCTTTGAGGACTATAATGTTATTATAGGTGATGAAGCTCATTTATTCAAGAGCAAGTCACTGATTCAGATTATGACTAAACTTCATCACGCAAAATATCGTTTTGGATTTACTGGTACTCTTGATGGTACTCAGACTCATAAATGGGTTTTAGAAGGATTGTTTGGTCCTTCTTATAAAGTTACAAGAACTGATGAGTTGATGAAACAGGGTCATCTTTCACAGTTAGATATTCAGTGTATTGTCCTCAAACACCCTCCTCAAAAGTTTGATATTTATGAAGATGAAATACAATATCTTATTTCTCACGAACAGAGAAATAAATTTATTACAAACTTGACTTTAGATCTAAAAGGAAACACTCTGGTATTATATTCAAGAGTAGAAACACACGGGGCAATACTTTACGAAAATATAAATAAAAATAAGCAAAGTGATCGTAAAGTCTTTTTTATTCACGGTGGAGTGAGCGCCGAAGAACGAGAATTAGTTCGTGAAATTACTGAAAAAGAAAAGAATGCGATTATAGTTGCTTCCTATGGAACATTTTCCACTGGTATCAATATCAAAAATCTACATAATGTAATATTTGCCTCACCAAGCAAGTCAAGAATAAGAAATCTTCAGAGTATTGGAAGAGTTCTTCGTAAAGGTAAAGATAAAGTCAAAGCAACACTTTATGATATTGCCGATGATTGTACTTATAACTCAAAAAAGAATTATACACTCAATCATTTGATAGAACGAATCAAAATATATAATGAAGAAAATTTTAATTATGAAATAGTCACAATACAACTAAAAAAATGATTGAAGAAGATTTTTACTGCACTCTCAAACTTAAGTCTGGTGAAGAAGTCTTTGCCAAAGTTGCAGCTTCAGAAGAAGAAGATAGAACGATGCTGATTGTTTCAAACCCGATTGTAATCTCTGAGTATAAAAACAGAGGTGGTGAATCTGGTTATAAAATAGAACCTTGGTTAAAAACAACAACAGAAGATATGTTTATTATTAAACTTGATGATGTTTTGACTCTTTCTGAATCTTATGATATTGAAATGATTACAATGTATCAATCTTATTTAAGACAATCTCATAAAAGAAAAAGTAATGAATCAAATATAAATCGTAAAATGGGATATCTTTCAAGTGTAAATGATGCTAAAGATATCTTAGAGAAGCTCTATGAAAGTAGCTAATATAACTTTCAACCCTCACAAAGGTTATTCTATCAGATTTAAGAAACTTGTCAACTATTTTTAAAAGTGTTATAATATCTACATAATAATGAGTAAAACTTATGATAACCACAAACATTATGACCAAAAGAAAAAGGTCAGAACATTACGTCAATAATAAAGAATTTCTTGCTGCTATCACAAAGTATCGTGAGGATGTTGAAATCAGCTTCATCAGAAAGTATGGTAGAGAGCCAACAAGAGAAGATAGGTCAAAAAGATGGGATACAAAATCACAAATACCAAGATATATTGGTGAGTGTTTTTTGAAGATTGCAAATCATCTCTCTTTCAAACCAAACTTCGTAAACTATATGTTCAAGGAAGATATGATTTCTGATGGTATTGAAAACTGTGTTCAGTATATTCATAACTTTGATCCAGAGAAATCACAGAACCCTTTTGCTTATTTTACTCAAATTATTCACTATGCCTTTCTTCGTCGTATTCAAAAAGAAAAACGTCAGTTAGAAATCAAAAATAAGATTCTTGAACGTTCCGAATACTCTGAGGTCTTCACCGATGATAATACACTTGACGGTGGAAATTATTCAGAATATAATAGTATCAAAGACGAAATACACAGTAAAATAAGATACTAGTTTTATGCGTGTTGCAATAATCACTGATAGTCACTACGGTGCGAGGAAAGGTTCTAAACTTTTTCAGGATTACTTTGAGCAATTTTATAAAAATGTATTTTTCCCAACATTAGAAAAGGAAGAAATCACTACAGTAATGCATCTTGGAGATGCTTTTGATAGTCGTAAGTCAATTGATTATCAGAGTTTGGAATGGACAAAAAGAGTTGTATTAGATCCTCTTTTAAAATATGATGTACACATGCTCGTTGGAAATCACGATGCCTAT